CATTTGTCGGGACAAACTGATTAAAGTTCTGCCAATTAAAATAGAAAGCTGAACCTTACTCATCATCTCCGCATAAAAGTTAGTCACCCCCCGGTAGGAGGTGTTGGCTCTGATGCAAATCAAAGTAAGGCCCGTATCGTTCGTAAAATACGGGGACCACTCTCTACCGAGAACCTGTCCACATGATGTAACATGCTTCGGGTTTGGGAGAAACTGCTAAAGTAACTAAACAGGATAGTCTGTGATAACCTCGAAAGGATCGATAGAATTCCACAGAGTAAGCGTCGCTGCATCGTCAACAAGACTGTCGTCGAAAGGCACATAAATCGTCCTACCGACGGCAGACCTATTGGCGATTAGGCAAGAAGTTACTGGAACTTCCGCGATACCACCCGCTATTAGTGCAAAAGGGAGAAACTCTTCAGCTGAAAAGGTTATTGCACCATAGACACCAGAACCTGTGGTTGGAAGGCTTGGGCTAAAAGTAATACCGCGAACGTTGAGGGAAGGGTTAAAGGGCTCAGTACTAGCATCCACAGACACAGCTGTAGACAGGTTAATAGTAATTGAGGTACCTGTTGGGAAAGTTGAAAGTGTCCTAACATTCCGAATATCTGACATGGGGGGGGGACCTACCATGAAAAAGAAATTGAAGTCGTCACCAGCTGCTTCGTAAAGCGGCGAGGCTTGAGTGTTACCACCAAATGACGCTAAGTTGCGACAACGAATATTCGTTCTAACATCACCCAATACTGGGGTTTGATTCGAACTAACAACATCGCAGCGCACTCCACGATAGTATGGTGTTCGCACTTCGAATGCATTAGACACTTGTTGATTTTGTTGAAAAACAGGTTGACCAAATGACTCCTGGAATGGAATGTCACGTTGAGCAACCTGATCTTCATCAAATGACAAATATGACTCAGCAATCACGCCAGCGGTGTACGGTACCAATTTCAACTGCGATGAACCATTGTAAAAGCGGTAGAGAAAGGAAGCCATGTACCAAGGTGTGGGTAAAGCTTTGTCAGAAAAGTTAAGACGAGAAACAGTTCGTTGACCAGTAACAGGATCTTCTGTCATATGTCGGGTTCGAAGACCAACATAATTTTCCTGTTGAGACAAGTCAGCAAATCGTCCGTATCTCTTCATCAGAGAACGGAACGACTTGAAGTATTCGCCAGTCGTTTGAGCTGTAACGTCTTGTGTTGTATGTGAAGGCACCAGCAGATTTTCATCTTCTGGAACAAATACTGTACCAATGTCTGATTGAGCATAACGGTCTTGAAAACCAGGAGCTAGGTTCATTATTGGCCGGGCAATTTGATAGTCCTCTCCAGCACTATGAGCAATGTAGAAAACTACAGAGCCAGCAACGGTGGGAGGATGTGACAAATCAACCAGCGAATAAATAGCCAAACACCCAGTCTTGGTATCGAGCGTCGTAGCGTCAGGTCCAGGATTGGAAAGATTTGTTGTACGTTTATATGTTTCACGCCAATCAGTGTTACTAATGAACGGTACTGAAACACGGAAAGTTGTACGACCCATCTCGTCTTGTCTGTCCTTAAGATTACAGACGACATTGTAGTTCGTATTTAGCAACTCACCGAGTTCATTCGGAACATCAGCAATGTTTGTTTCTGGTAGAAATACAACAGCAAATCGACCCTGATGGTAGGGAGTCTTCACCACCATAATATCATAATTAATAGTTCCACGCCACAGCGTTCCCATCATACTTGTGTAGGCAAAGCTACCCAGGTACAACGTTTGGCTGTCTTCGGGATTTCCATATTGATATTGCGATAGTGGAGACACCTCCCAAGCGGTAATCAACTTACGAGCTGTAAATAGTGCAGTAGAAGCAGATTGTGCATGAAAGAAATTCGGTCGACCGAGTGCGAACTCAAAACTCATTTCATCCTTGGTCTCTGGAATAAATGAAGAACCATCTATACCATTGTCCTGGAGAAGAGCTAAGGTAGTCGCATCGTCATTACCTTCAGTGTGTATAAGGGAAACAGTGGGTTTCATAACGGATTTCTGCTGTGGCTGGATGGAAGTTGGTTTTGACCACCCAAACGTGGCAGCTGTTCGTCCCACTGCACGCGAGACCCAAGCTACTGATGAAGCAACACTACCTATGACTGGAATTCCGGATAGAACATCAGCCACGGTCGTCACTCCACTAGCAATCTTGG